GCGCGAAGAATTTTGGCCTGACTACAATAAGCTGCCAGAGCAAGGCTTTGACCCCAATGCTCCTTCGGTTAATTATAAAAACATTAAGCAGGTCGATGACTTAACATATATCACTGGAGAGATTTACTACTCCAATTGGCCTCAAATAGTTAGCAAGGCGGGCAATAAGAAAATGTTTTTAGAAACAAAGTGGGCTCACCCATACGAGCAAACTTGGATGTCTCACATGTTTCAAGAAACTAAAAAGGACAACTTAAAGTCGGCAATTTTACTCGCCTCCCCCATCACTCATGACAGGTTCAAGCATTACGATTCAAAATTAAGGGTTGAGAGTTGAGGTTCAAGACCCTAACAGGCGCAGAAAGGAGTATTACTGGTATTAATAAATACCTAATCAAATGGAATGCGAAAAGTAGAAGTAAGTTTCAAAAATCAGTCAAAGACTTTCTTGAGCCTTACTGGGGCAGACATGTGGTATTTGAGGAGTTTCCCGTTGCGGGAACAAGAATGACTCTTGATTTTTATAATGCTAATAAAAAAATTGCAGTGGAAGTCCAAGGGGGACAGCACACAAAATATGTACCATTTTTTCACGGAAAGTATAAAAGCAATTACCTCATGCAACTCAAGAGAGATAATTTAAAATATGATTTCTGCGAACTTAACGGCATAAAGCTTGTAGAAATATACGAAAAGGATAAATTATCAAAAAGGTTTTTTAAAAAGCTGGACATTTTATTGTGAATAGTGTAATATCATACAGATGAATCCCGAAATAGATCCAGACAATTTAATTCCCTTTCAGATCCCAGAGACATTCCTTGAGCAACTGTTTGAATTTACAGGCAGTGCAGAGGATCAATCGAAAGGATTTATGCTTTGTTATACCGACCAAAACGGAAGTCCTATGATTCTTTCAAAAGTCGGTACTCAAATTATTGAGATGGGCCTCAGAAAAGCTTTGGAGAAATATTTAATACAAATAGAAGAAGCGGACATATCCATAGAAGGCGGCTTGGGGTCTGAGTAAAAGATTCTTGACATTCTTAATAACTTAGAGTATACTAATGGCTCATGATTTATTCTCTAGAGCTAGAAAAGCAGTTACTCTCAGGCTTAATTAAGCATCCTGAGGTTTATGTTGAAATTTCCCCCTTCATCGGGGAGGATGATTTTTATGACAAGAATACATCAGTTAATAAAACTGTTTTTTGTGTCCTAAAAAATGCCATAGAGAATGCCGAGAAGGTCGATCATGTTACCTTGGCAGAAAGGATTGCCACACTTAACCTAACCTTTCCCGATAACATTAATATAGGGCAGTATGTGCAAGCCCTAGACTTAAGAAAGGCTCCGAAGGACACTGTTTTAACTACGGCCAAAGACTTAAAACAGTTTACGGTCAGAAGGGAGCTTTGCTTAACCGCCGCCGAGGTGCAGAGAAAAATGAAGAATGCATCTTCCGGTGAGGACTTTTTAGCCCTTGTCAATTCCGCAGATGTTCTTTGGAATGATAATATCAATTTATATGATAGTGCCTCCAATATGCCTGAAAATTTATTTGCAGGAATGGAGGACATTGTTGAAGATCGAGGAAATAATCCCGTTGAGGAGTTTGGATTAGTTGGCCCACACAAAAGGCTTCACCAGCTGTATGGATCACTACTTAGGCCGGGAAATATTACCACAATTACCGCCAGATCGGGAGTAGGCAAGACTCAATTTACAATTGACTTTTGCTTGGAGGCATCGAAACTCAACGGGGATGCTCCCGTGCTCCACTTAGATAATGGAGAAATGAGCAGGGAGGAGCTACTGGGCAGGCTATGCTCTAGAGAGTCCGGGGTTCCTCTCCATTTAATCGAGACCGGGAAATGGAGGAATGCGGGGAATGCGATAGTCGAGAGAGTTCGGTCAGTTTGGGCGAAGGTCAAAAACTATAAATTTTATTATTACAATGTAGCGGGGACAAACGTAGATCAAATGATCAATCTTGTTAAGAGGTTTTATTATTCTAAAGTTGGCCGTGGAAATTCAATGATTTTAAATTTCGATTACATAAAAACAACATCTGAAAATTTAAAAAACAAACAAGAGTGGCAGGTTGTCGGAGAGATGGTTGATAAGTTTAAAACACTAGTGCAAAAGGATGTTGTTTTTAATAATGAACCCATGATCGCCATGATGACAAGTGTTCAAAGCAACCGCACGGGCATAACCCAGAACAGAAATGCCAACAATATAGTGGAAGACGAAAGCATAGTTTCCCTATCTGACAGAATTACTCAATTTAGTTCGCATTTATTTAGCTTACGTCAAAGATCTAATGATGAAATGGTTGAGCATCCTGATTTCGGCACTCATAAATTAGTCTGCCTTAAGCATCGCCACCTAGGCTCTGAATACCTAAGGGCTTTGCAGCCAGTCAAAATGGATGATGGGAGTTTATCTAAAAATGCAATCTTTTTAAATTTTGAGAATTTTCATATTACCGAGGTGGGAGACCTACAAGATCTGGTTGACGGGAATATAGCGGAGGCAAATCTTAATTCAAACAATGAGCTTAATGAAGTTCCCAATATATAATGGAATCCTCAAAAATAAAATGCATACTAGAAGATCTTGGCTATAAATTAAAAGACAAAGGTCTGTACTGGCAATGCCCTGCATTATACAGGGATGGAGACAATGAGACTGCACTGCAGATCTACAAAGATAGTGGGGCGTGGAAAGATTATGTAAAAGACACTCCATTTATGCCTCTCAAGCAACTGCTCATCCTAACACTAAATACCAATGACCCCAAGGAGCTTTCTAAATATCTCAATAAAGATGATATTACCTTTTTATCAGAAAGATCAAGCTCCCTAAATGAGAAGATCGAAATGGATGAGATTTATCCGGAGAGTCATCTCTCGAAACTCTTACCTCACTATAAGTTTTACAACGACAGGGGCATTGGTGATCGCATTTTAAAGCGGCTAAGAGGAGGCTTGGCAACTAAAGGAAAAATGTATCAGAGATTTGTTTTCCCTGTGTACAACGAGCATGGTCAGATACATGGATTTTCAGGTAGAGACATGTCTTCCAAAGACAATCGTCCGAAATGGAAGCATATAGGAAAGAAGAAAAATTGGATTTATCCAGCGAATGTCCCAGCTTCCCTTGATAAAAAAACTGTAGACTTTTCGGAATATGATTCTATAATAATAGTAGAAAGTATAGGCGACTGTCTGGGCCTTATGCAAAATTCTTTCGAGAATGTAGCAGTATCATTTGGACTTGACATTTCTTCTAAATTATGCTGTTGGATGATTGAGCTTGGATTCAAGAAAGTTTATATTGCTTTTAATAATGACAATGCAGACCCAGAAAACAATAGGGGCCTACAAGCTGCCATTAAAAATTACCTTAAACTTTTAAATTATTTCGATAAAGACATGTTAAGGATTTGCCTTCCTAATAAAAATGATTTCGGAGACATGTCTACTGAAGACTTCATAAAATGGAGGGCCAAGCAGAACAAGATCGAAAGCATGGATCAATCTAAATTAGTTATAGATCAAGCGAGAGCTCTTTACAAACGGAATCAAATTTCAAAAAATTTAATGAAGAATATAAAACTTTTAGATGAACAGGCATAGTTCAGCGCTCTCCGCAAGTAGAATCGACACCCTTAATGGGTGCTCTTGGATTTATTGGTGCAAGTATAAATTAAGGCTACCCGACACATCAAATGATGGAGCAAGTCGTGGGACAATATGCCATTTAGTTCTTGAGCTATTGGGATCAAAGAAACATAAGGCTAAGTACGATTTGGTCTTAAGGGAGAACTCTATTTTCGCTTGTCCCCCATTAAAAAGATTAGCTTTATATCATGCGAAAAGATTAAGTGTGGATGATGATGAAAATTTAGATTTAATTGATTCAATGACGGTTAACGGTCTTCGTTATGATTTTTTTGGAGCGGATGACCATGCTCCCGCAAAATCCGTATCAGAAGAAGCCTTTGATATAGAAGTGAGTAACGATAAATATTCTTATAGAATACGAGGGTTTATTGATAAGTTGTTTTTATATAAAGAAAATTCTTATGCATTAATCAGGGATTTCAAAAGTAGCAAGCAAGTCTTTAAAGGGAAAAAGGTTACGGATAACATGCAAGACCTAATGTATTCCCTAGCAGTGAGCCACCTCTACCCTGAATACAATAATAGGCAGAGCGAGTTTTTATTTTTAAAATTTGATCTATCCAAAGATATGTTTAACACTCCCGGAAATGGGGTGCTAAGGATGGAGCCGATTTCGGGAGAAGAATTATCAGGCTTTCAGTATGAACTAACTGAGTATCAAACAAAGATTGATAATTTTGACGAGGATGACGCTCATTCTCATTTTGCAGGAGGGCAGGGCTACCCTTCGGACGGATCTTTTGGTGGGCCCTTAATGTGTGGTAAGGATGGGTATAAGATAAGCAGGGGTAAGCCCGTTTTAGATGGCAACGGAGAACCCATCAAGGCCTATATCTGTGCATTTCGAAAACCCTTTGCCTACTATGCCTTAATAAATAAAGATGGCAAAGTTTTAAAAACATCCTTTGAAAAAGACAAAGAAGATTTAATTAAAATTCAAGAGCCTGATCAAGAAATTAAATTAATGGAGTATCATGGATGTCCATACTGGACACCATCAGAGCACTTGGATTTATTTGATTAAAAT